AAAAATTAAAAACATATAAGGTAAAAGCTTTTACGCTTATTGAAAACAGCGTAACCAAATTTATCAAATCTTCCAGCGAATAACCACCTTGTCAGATGTGACTTGCACCTTGTCTATTAACTCTCTGACAATAACTTTCTGATTATCGTAGGCCATACCCAGTACACTACTAGCATCTAATAGCTTTTCAATCTTCTTTCTTTTGCCCGCTTGCTTATCAGTCGAGGCTTTTTTTATTTCATCTTCCAGCGCGTTTCTTTGCTTGATAAAATCTGCAGACTTGGTCCTTAATTCGTCCAGCGTGATCCTATCGTCCAAGTATAGATCGTTCAGCTTGCTAAGTCTTAGAGTTAAGCTGTCTATCTGCTTCTGGATTGCTTGCTTGTCAACCGCTGGGCTAGTATCGTCCGAAAATAGTTCTTTTATCTTGTCTGGGTCATTCTGTAGCTGGGCGATGCGTGTTAACACATAATGCTCTAATAATTCCATGTCATAATAGCCGGATTCGCATTTCTTGTTGTCGTTGTAGACCGTGACACCCCTTGTCTTTCGCGGGTGTCGCTGGTAACACTCGTATCTCTTAAATCGCGTGCCGTCCTTTCGCTTTTGACCTAAAATGACCTTGAGGGGCGCGTGACAGTATCCACATTGGGCCAACCCAGAAAGCATATATTTAGCCTGGAATGGTCGAGGGTTCGATAGTTCTTTAGCTGTCTGCTGCCGTTTAGCCAGCTCTCTTTGTGTTTGCTCAAAATCATCTAGCGAGATTATGGCCTTATGTGTCCCCTGGAACGTCTGCCCCTTATATTGGTTCAATCCACAATATACAGGATTGGCTAGTATTCCTCTGATTGTCCGATAGCTCCAAGCCGGCTGTTTTGGGTATTCATCATTGATTTTATCTCTCAGTTTAGTTATTGACATACCGGCCAGGTATGAAGTAAATATCTCTTTAACTGCCAGAGCCTCGTACTCGTTAACAGTCATTGACCCTGTTTCTTTGTCGTAGTTGTACCCGTAAGACGTTTTGGCCCACATCATGGACTTGCCAGCTTTAGCCCGCCCCAGCTTACCTAATTGCATACGCTCTTTTATCTGCTCTCTTTCGAGCTGAGCAAATACGGATAACAAACCTATAACAGCCCGCCCGAATGGTGTCGATGTATCGAAGTTTTCCAGCAGGCTCACGAACTCAATATTATTTTTTAAAAAAATATCCTCTATCAAGTATAGTGTGTCCTTTTGGCTACGACTCAAACGGTCCAATTTGTATACTAGTACTGTATCAAATAGCTTGCTATGGGCATCTTTTATCAATTGCTCCAGCGCTGGGCGCTCGGTTGTAGAGCCAGAGAAACCCCCGTCAGTATAAACCTTGTATATATGCCAGTCCTTAATATCGCAGTAGCTTTCCAGCTTTGCTTTCTGCTCTTCTATCGAGTAGCCCTCTTCCATCTGAGAAGTGGTAGACACGCGCACATATAGAGCGACTTTATTGATCTTATCCATTGTTTCTATACTCCTTTTCTGCTAAAACAGAGTATAGAAAGACACCTTTCAAAATAATCATTTTGAAACCTTTCTTTATCTTGCATTGCCTCACGCTTAGACTCGCCAAAGTTTTAGAGCGTGGGGCTTTTTTTATTTATCGTAAATCATAGCGCCGTTTTGTTCGTATGCCAGGCGGTTTTCATCTTTATCAAATACATATACGGGCGGTGCTGTAAAATCTTTGTCGGTTATTTTGTAAGTCTTTTCCACGTCATTTTTAATTTTCAGCAAGCCGTCCACGGTTTGGTGTAGCTGGTCGTTTGTCAATTCAGACGATGCCACGGGTAGCAATACCGCTATGCCATTGCTACGATAGTATACTTCCATTTGACTTGAGTCAAGCCATTGTTTATAAGAGTTTGCAAATTGATCTAATATCGGTCTAACCTTGCTGACCCGTCCAGTAGCCTTTCTAAGTTGCTCCTCGCCTTGGTTTTCTTCCTTGGCTTTAGCCTTGGCCTTGTCTACCAGCTCCCAGGCCTTTTCTTTTTGTGATTTCTCTGAGCTTTGCTCTGTAGCTACTTGCTCGGTTGATTCTTCTTGACTTGGTTCAGATTCTTCGTTTTGACTGCACCCGGTCAATAATAGAGTGAGTACTGCGACTGCTGCAAATGTTACCTTTTTCATATTTTTCCTCCCGGCTATCCCACTAGCCTGTAAAATTCATCAATGACCATCAGTTCGTCGGTTACTGATTTTAGTTTGTGCCTTTCCATAAAGTTTAAATAGTTAAAATCTTCCTTGTCTACTCTTTCCAGCTCCTCTCTCAGTAGCGCGTGAATCATGGCCCGGTTGGCTTCATTTTCGCACTTTATCGGGTTGATAGTATAATTGGCCTCGGTATGGTCTAGGTGGCCTAATTCGTGCAATACAACCCTTTTCTGGGCCTCTCTAGTTAGTGATTTATTTACAAAGATAATCCGCATATCTGAGATTATCATTCCTGGCCTTTGCCATAAGTTGTTATCAAAGTAAGCAAGGGTGACTCCCTCACTATCGCATATTTCTTCTATCGTCATAATCTGCCTTGTAGGTATATTTCTATAATATTTTGGATCGCTTGTATATCGCTTTCTGTTAGTGGCTTACCGTCGAAAGTCTTTGCGCTTTCGGCAAGTTTGCGCAGGTCTGTTTCTGAATAGCCCGTTTCAGCGGTTGCCTCCCGCTCCCGTGGTACGTCATATCCCATGAGCCAAGCCTCTGACACGTTAAAAGTTAAGGCAAGCAAGGCTAGCCGTCTTTGGTCTGGTGCTTGTACACCATTTACATATTGTGAGATTGCACTTTTGCCAAGTTTGACACCTAATTTTTCTTGATATGGTTTTGAATTATTGAAGATGTCTACTTGTTTCCAGTTCTTTTCTTCCATTAGCTGTCGTATTCTATCCGCTGTTTCGTACTTTCTCATTTTGATCAACTCCTTATTTCTACTATAGTATATCACAATATTTGAAAAATAAAAATAAAAAAGTTCAAGAATTATGAAAAAAACTGTTGACAAAGTTCACGGGTCATGTTATACTTTAACCATAAACGAAGTTCATGAAACGTGAACATAGAAAGGAGCTACAATATGAGCAATGACTACTCAAAGTTGTTAGGTGCGATCACAGAGAAGATGGGGACGCAACTAGCATTTGCTGAAGCTATGGGTGTATCAGAGCGCAGTATCTCGCTTAAATTGAATAACAAGGTATCTTGGAAAGATAGCGAAATTTCAAAAGCGGTTGAAGTGCTTGGTCTTGATCCTAAAGATATCCCAGCTTATTTTTTTAAATATAAAGTTCATGAAGCGTGAACTTTTGGAGGCGAATAGAAAGGAGAAAGACAGTGATTCAAATGAATTTTTACGATATTGAAGAGGCTAGGAATTATGTCTTGTCTGATAAAGTGACAGACTTACCACTAAGCACACAAGCATTGTATATGCACATTGTTTTTAACGGCTTTTTTAATGGAGAAAAGGTTTTGAACATTAAAACCTTAGCAAGAGCAATCGGAGCATCAGAGGGTGACATCAAACTCTTGACAGATGAAAATTTTTACGAAGAGGTAAAAGGTGAAGATAAATGAAGTGAGAAACAACGTTTTTTATCAATTTCCAAAATGGTTGCTTGAAGAAGAATACAAGCATTTAAGTATACGAGCAAAAATTGTATATATGCTGGTATTCGACAGAAGAACATACTCGATTAAAAATAATTGGTATGACAAGAATGGAGATGTCTACGTCTATTTCACAATTGAAGAACTAATGGAAACATTATCTTGTAGCCGTCAAACTATTATAAATGCCAAGAAAGAGTTAAACGATTGTGGATTGATTAAAGAAGTATATCAAGGGTTAAATAGACCCAATCGGATTTACATTTTCGGGAGTCTAGAAAATAGACCCCTAGAAGTCCAGAATTTAGACGCAGGGAGTCTAGAAAATAGACCCCTAGAAGTCCAGAATTTAGACGCAATCAATACTAAATATATCAAGACTAAATATAACAATACTAAAGTCATCAACACAGACGATGACGCTGGTCAAAAATCTTTTTCAAAGATTATCAAAGACAGTAATATCAAAATTAACGAGCGACACACTCAGATGTTAATGGATTATGTCGCGTTAGATCATTTTACAATCCCTATGATCCAGTACGCAGTGGAGCGTACAGAAGATGCTGGTTCAACTAGTTTTAACTATCTAAAAGCAATTTTAGAAAACTGGAAGAAAGAGGGGCTCACCTCACTTGAAGAAGTCGAGGATCATGACCGCAAGAGACAGGCAAAACAAACAAAAAAAGAGGCCAGTCCCTATCCTATCAAGAACCCGGTATTCAGCCCTTACACTGACTTATTACCCTGGGAAGAAGACGAGGAGGGATAGCTTATGGATCTACCGCTTGTATATCACATCAATGAACAAGAGACTTGTGAAATACATCAATGCTTCAAATGGTCATTGAATGATGATGTGAAACTGCAGGACGAACGGAACAGAACCTTTTGCCCAGAGTGTCAGCGCGAAAAAATGGCGCGTGAGGAAGAACAGAAAATCGGTCAAGCTCACACAGCTACTATCTTGCGCAAGACTTACGACGTGCTGGATAAAAACAGCATCGTGCCTAGCGGACTAAAAGAAGCGAATTTTAAAAACTTTATGGTTACGAATCAAATCGACCGTGAAGCCAAGGACTACGCTCTACGCTTGGTATCGCACTACTTGCACGATGGGAAAGGTAATGCTCTGATAATGGGGAAAGCTGGACGCGGTAAGTCACATCTAGCGATGGCAATAGCAAGTAAATTAAATGCTGACTGGAAAGCAAACAAGCTACCTAAAAGCATTCTATTTATCAACTTACCAGCCTTGTTTATCAAAATTCAAAACTCTTTCAACCGTAAAGAGGGGATGACCAGTAACGAATGGCTGGAGCTACTAAAGAAAGTTGACTATCTGATCTTGGACGACCTCGGACGATCTGACAACGCACAATGGAAGCAGGACTTTCTGTACAGCTTATTAGATGAGCGAGAAGCGACGATCATCACAACGAACCTTGTAGGGTCAGAGATGAAGTCACTTTTTGAAACTGGACTGGTTAGTCGGATCACTAAAGGCGGACGGGACCTTTACTTCAAGTACCCGGACAACGCAGAAGATAGGAGGAAATTGCCATTTTGATTGACAAAATGATTGAGGGCTTCGAAGCGACTTGCTACGAGCTTTCGGATGAGATTAAAGCTAAGCTACTAGCTAGTGATCCGGATAGTGCTAGAGGTAAGATCATGGACCTGTACGCTTGCCGTTTAGCTGGTAGAGCATAAAAAAAGGCATCTTGGAAAAGGCAATTCCAAGAGGCCCAGAGATAAAACTTTCTAAAGGAATTATAACAAAATGAAAACTAAAAATCAATGGCGACCGCGCATTATTAATATCATGTCGGACGGTAGCCAGGTAGAAGACTTGACGGGATACACAATCCCAAAGGATAGCGGATATTATAACGCGATCAGACGGATTAACAAGGAGATTTAAAATGTATAACGATATTTTGGCTTGTATGACAATTGCAGGAACATTTTTCGCAGCCGGCTTCGCAGGGGCTGTCTGGGACTTTAAACGCGCACAGCGTAAGAAAGCCCGTCAAGCCAAGCAGGACGCGATCATGCAACAGTACGAAGAAGATCTACAAGAGAAATTCAACGAGGGATACCAAGCATTCCAGGCTGATCTAGCTTATGCACGCAAGCATTCACACTCAGACAATGACTGGAGTGCAGCAGATGTTTTATAGCAAAAAAATTAAAGCATTAAAGCAAGAGATACATTTTCAGAAAATCGACCTAGAGGGTAAGAATAATATACTTCGAGTAACCTTGAACGATAACAGAAAGTTGCGGAAGGAACTTAACCAAAAAAAGCAACTTTTGAAAAAGTATCAAGAGGTCTTAATGAAATATCAAGAGGAGGGAAAACTATGAACGAACGCTTACAGTTAATACTGGCCTGCATCAGAGTAGGACGGACGAATGTACTGACCACGCGCGACATTGCCAAAATGACGAACTTATCAGTCCGTAAGGTTCGAGGTGGCATCGCAGAGCTTCGACTTAATTACTCGGTGCCTATCGTGGCCATCCGGTCATTGCCTCGCGGTTACTATTTTGCAGAAAATGACGATGAGTACACGGCATGGGTTCTGCAGTACAAGAAGCAGATCAAGACAGAGCAGAAGCTACTGAACAGCTTGAAATCTACGAGCTGGGACAGTTACAAAAAATTAAAGGAGAAATGAAAATGAGTTACGAACAAATATCAGAATCAACATACTATCAAAATATGAGCTATTGGAATCAAGTCGCACAAAATTATAGAGCGTTAGGTGGCCTAGGAATTTGTGACGACGAAACAGGCGAAGAATTATATACAGTATAAGGAGAAACGAAAATGACAAATAACCAAGTGGCAGTTAAGACAACAGGAGACTTTCTCACAAACCCGCAATTACTGAATGCAAAGATTGTTAAACAGTATCTTGATCCGTCTGGCAAAGCCAGCGATGAAGAACTAGCTTACTTTATCGCAACTTGTAAAGAACGCAATCTCAATCCATTTACTAAAGAGGTTTACTTTATCAAGTACGGAACGAACCCAGCGCAAGTAGTCGTGTCAAAAGATGCCTTTATGAAGCGTGCTGAACAAAATCCAAACTTTGACGGGTTTGAAGCGGGTATCGTGGTAGAAACACCAGAAGGCGAGATCAAGCAGATCACAGGCACAATCCACAGCAAACATGACGAATTGCTAGGAGGCTGGGCCAAGGTACATCGGAAAGATCGCAGTTTTCCTATAGAGGTAGACGCAGACTTTAAGGCTTACAACACAGGAAAATCTATGTGGGCCAAAATGCCAGAATTGATGATCCGTAAAGTAGCTCTTGTGTCTGCAATGCGTGAAGCATTTAGTGAAAATGTTGGAGGTTTGTACACAGCGGACGAAATGGAGCAAGCGCAACCTATTGATGTGACACTAAAAGAAAGCCGTGAGGAAGTCATGAAGCGTAAACAAGCGCAGATTGAACAGATGAAGCAGGAGCAACCAAAGAAAGAGGTTGAACCAATCGCAAGCACGGAATACCCAGCGGAAGAAATGCCTTTTGTAGCAGAAGAATTGCCAGAAGATATTGACTTACCTTTTACTTAAAAAAGGAGACACAGAAAAATGAAAGAAGCGGAAACAATTAACCAGCTTGATAATATCCAGATTAATTTTGAGCCTGCCAAAGTCGCATTCAGCGACTTTGGAGCGTTCGAGACTGGGATTGAACAAGCTATTGCTAAATACGGAACATTTGACCTTGAAGTTAACACGATTGAAGAAGTCAAGCAAGCACGGACCGACTTGAACAAGTTGAGCGAGAGTCTTGAGAAGCGTCGAAAAGAAATCAAGGGCAAAATCAATGAAACTTACACAGAATTTGAAAAAGCGTACAAAGTGCCTTACAGCAAATTAAAAGGCTTGATCGACACCTTGAAACAACAGATTGACGGGTACGAAGAAAACCAGAAAACCTTGCGAAAAGATGCGGTGCGTAACTGGTTTAAAGAAAAGGCCCTTGAGGGTAATCTAAACCCAGAAATCTTTGAGCAATATCTGGACGGTTACACCAAAGCTGGACAATTTAAAAAAGACAGCTTCCAACTATTAAAGAAAACGGAAACAGAGTTAGAGGGTATCGTACTTGCTGAATTGCAGAAGCAGAACCAGAAAGATCAAGATATTTCAATCATCAGTAGCCAGTGTGCGACTCACAACATCGGGCCAGCTACTTATATTCGGGCCTATGAAAGCGGTCAGACACTAGCAGAGGTACTTGACAGTATCACTGCAGATATCGAGAGTGCCAAGCTATTCAAGGAGCGCCAAGAAGCGCAGAAGCGAGCAGAAGAAGAACGCAAGGCAGAAATTGAGCGTATGGCTAAAGAGCAAGCAGAAGCAAGTATCAAGGCCTACGATGCAGAAACTGGTGAAGTTATCGAAGATGAACCCAAACCAGATCCAGCAAATAGTAAATACGTTACTACTATCAAGTTTTGGTTTGATCTTGAGCAAGCGAAACAATTTAAAGAGTGGTTAGACACTCATGATATCAAATTTGAAACTGTGGAAGGAATGAAGAAATGCTAAACAACGTATCATTAGTTGGTCGCATGACCAGAGACGCAGAGCTACGCTATACGCCAAGCAATCAAGCGGTTGCTACTTTCAGCCTCGCAGTCAATCGCAACTTCAAGAGCCAAAATGGAGAGCGTGAAGCAGATTTCATCAATTGTGTGATCTGGCGACAGCAAGCAGAAAATCTCGCAAACTGGGCCAAGAAAGGGGCTTTGATTGGGATTACCGGTCGCATTCAAACACGTAATTACGAAAACCAGCAAGGTCAACGTGTTTATGTCACTGAAGTCGTAGCAGAAACCTTCCAGCTTTTGGAAAGTCGGAAAGACCGTGAAGCTGGGCACTCACAAGGATACAGCCAGCCAGACTTTGGACGGCACGAACCAATGAATGCAAACCCGATGGATATCTCAGATGATGATTTGCCATTTTAAAAATGTAAAACAAGGAGAAATAACATGAAACAACAAAAAGAATTCTACGCAATCGCAAATGATAACAACAACCGATTTTTGGTTGATTATAAAAACAATGACAGAGCATTAACATTCACTGCTAAAACAACCGATGACATTCGCTTTGCTTCGATTTTTGAAAAAGGAGATGAGAAAACTGACAAATCTATTGAAAATCTAGCTAAGGCAGTAGGTGGTCGCCTGGTTAAAATCAAAGCTGAGTATGAAATTACCGAGGAAGATGGCTCAGATTTAAAAGAGCTGGAAGTAAACGATGAAGAAGATGAAATAAAAGCTTTTTTGAGTCATTTATTAAAACGTGGCTTGGAGTAACGAATGAAAGAATTGACGTTATCACTTGACGCTTCCACTAGTGCGACAGGCTGGGCTGTTTATGACGGCCCAGACCTGTTAGAAAGTGGGGTCGTTAACCCTAAAGGTACATTTTTAGAACGGGCTTTACAAATGGCGAATAAGCTGAAAGCCATTCAGTCGCGGTTGATTTTAAAGTATAACAAACCCTTTAAAGAGATTGTGATCGAGCAGAACAATGTCGGAGGTGGCAACCAGCAGACGATGGTTAAAATCGGAATTGCAACGGGCATTATCATTTCCAGGCTCATTGCGGACCGTGTCTACTTCGTCAATGTTAGAACTTGGAGAAAGCACTTTGCGATTAAAGGCAAAGGCCGGCAGGTTTTGAAACAGCAAGCAATTGACATCGTGGCAGATAAATTTAATAAAGATGTTAAGGACGATGAAGCGGACGCAATCTTGATCGGGCTATATTTTGAAGAAATGTACCGTTTTAGAGACGGTTTAGAAAATCATCGTTTAGGTATTTGACATGGAAAAGGAAAATCTACTACGGTCTAAGCGTATCTATGAGAAACGGCTGAGTGAGGAACTACAGCTTAAAACAATTAGCAATACGCGAGGTCATCACTACAGCGCCAACTATCGCGAATGGCTACACAAGGAAATTAAAGCCATAGACAAGAAATTAAAAGAAATCGAGGGGGATATGATAGATGGATATTGATAAAATCGAGGAACTAACCGAGCTAACCAGGCAATGGTTTATTGACCGGGATATCACGCAGGGAAATGTATTTAAACAGACGCTCAAGCTATTTGAAGAATTGGGCGAGCTATGTGCAGGATATGCCAAGCAAAAAGAACAACTCACAAAGGACAGCATCGGTGATTGTGCCGTGGTTGTCGTAGGGCTTGCAATGATGATCAAACTAGATCCGGTTGAGATTTTGATTAAGGCATCAAGATCAAAAAGGAACAGTATTGAAGACTGTTTTGAGTTACTGATTGAGAATGCAAGTGAATTTCAATTTACTCGCAAGAATGAAGTAAACACAACGAGTGAATTTAATTTATGCCGAATTATCAGCCACTTGAAATCAATCGCGCATAAGTTAGGCTACGACTTCGCAGATTGCTTCGAGCTAGCTTATAACGAGATCAAGGACCGAAAGGGTCGCTGGGTCGAGGGTAGCTTTGTAAAAGAGGAGGATTTGGAAGATGGAACCATGGTATAAATTTATTTTATATGGAACTTATGACGGGTTTAGCCGAAGCACCCTTGGCGATGACAATTTATATTTGGTTTTAGAGAATGGTGAGAAAGTAGAAATTCCTAGATGCTTCGTAAAAAATGCAAGTGATTTCATTGAAAAAGATAAACTAAAATTAAAAGACGTTATCGCACGAATTAAGAAGCTAGATCTTGGCACTCAGAAAGTTTGGCTTAACGAAATTTTGAATGAATTGGGTAGCGACTATGGGACTTTGAAATATAAAGCAGGTTACGAGCAAGGGAAGGTCGAGGGTGCTTTAATACATTGTGAAGAACCACAGAAAATAACGGTCCCGAAGTTTGTAGCAGATTGGATTTGTTATCTGAAAGGTTGGAACTATGGTTTACATTATGGATTGGCAAATGCTTCAGACGAGGTTCTTGAATGGCTTTGTGTAGATAAGTTGAAAATGCAAGAACTCTTCGCTCGTGCTTGGCTTGATGGCTACACAATCGAGAAAGAACCAAAGTACACAGTTAAGTGTAAAACTACTAAACAATACCTTTCTAATGATGAACTAGGTCCACATTTCGATCCAAGTTTTAGATCTAATTTTACAAAATCTGATCTTGAAAAATTAGGTTTAGGTTGGGTGTTCGATTGCGAAGGAATGGAAGTTGATAAGGTGGGAAAATGAATAAACGAGAATTGATTGAACACATTAATAACACATTATTTGATAATTTGAAAGATACATTGTTCACAGAACCTACACTTTCGATCAAAGAAAGCGCAAAAGATAATAAAGTGGCAATAACGTTTGAAACCGAGCAGGGCGGTGTCCTTGTGGGTGGTATGTTAAAGAAATTTGAAAAAGTCACGATCCCACGATTTATTGCTGACTGGATCGTACAAGCGAAAGAAGACGGGTATAATATTGCTGGTGCGATCCACGAAGCGCCAAAAGGTGAGGTTGATGATTGGCTTGAACTGAATAATGTGGACATCTTTGCAGAAGCGTGGGTCAATGGTTACCGTGTAGAGGAAGAGAAACGGTATAGAGTGAAGTTAAAAGGTATAAACTCAGAATCTGAATACCTATACTATGGCAATGGATCATGCACATGGAGATTTAGGGAAAAGAACGAAAGTGGGTATTTTAGAAAAAACCACACCCGAAAAGAGCTTAAAGACGCTGGGTTTGGTGAGGTATTTAATAGCCAAATGTTTGAAGTTGAGGAAGTAGAAGAATGAATAAAGAAGATTTAATCAAAAAATATGAAGGCCTTGAGGGCGTATGGAACGCAAATGGTGCTGAAATAGCTCGTCAATGTTTTTTACGAGACTTGGAACAGTTGAATGAAATAGATACGAAAAAAGTCACAGTCCCGCAGTTTGTGGCGGATTGGATTGAGGAAGGAAAAAAACATTGTAAAGATGTGTCTGATTTATTCGATTTTGATTTTACGAATGAAAAAGTCGGTAACTGGTTTTTGCAAGAAAGACCGTTTGACTTAGTGGCCCGTGCTTGGCTTGACGGCTACGAGGTTGAGAAAGAGAAACGGTATTATGTAAGGTTTAAATTCATTGAAGATTCATATAGTTACTTAACCTTGATTAAGCACCTTAACGCTTGGACGTTAACGGATATAAAACTAGATAAAAAATTTCGTTCAGAACACACCAAGAAACAACTTGAAGACGCCGGTTTTGGCTGGGTGTTTGATTGTCCAGGGATTGAGATCGAGGTGTTAGAGTGATGGAATGGAATAAGCTAACAACAAGAAATATTGCTGAAGATGAAAAGGAATATTTTAATGGTGGCATTGAATTTATTTGGAAAGGCAAAACTCCAGAAATTGATGAAGAAGTCCTTGTCTATAATCCAAGCACACAAAGTATATACACTGATATATGGATTGATTATGGGGAGGGAATTGGTTTTGAGGACACTGATGAAGACACGGTATTTTGGATGAGTTATCCGAAACCGCCAAAGGAGAAGGAAGAAGAATGATAATATCGACCGAAGAATGGATAAAATTCAAAGAAGACGGACAAAAATTTTCCTTGGAGAAACTTGAAGAAATCTTTCCGAACAATGACGATGAGGTGGAAAATGAGTAAATATGAAATCTATTTATCAAAAAACGACCTTGAACATATCGCTAACGGTTATGATATAAAAATAAAAATCGACGGTAAAAGATTTTTGACAACAAATGAAATCATTTTGAAACCTGAATTGGTAAATGACATCATGAATCCGTTGTTAAATTATAGACATAAAATAACTGATACAGAGTTACAAAATATTGCTAACAATTTTGTAGGAGGTGCAAGATGAAACGACCAAACAAATACCCATACACTAGAAGTCAGTGGGAAGAAGAAACAACTCTAGTATTTTTAGGTGACAAACACCTTGAATTAAAACTTGAGCGAAATGAAATTACAAAGGAGTCAAGACAATGTCATTAAATAAAGCAAGAAAACGATTGATTAGGAAATATCGTAAATTATATAACAGCCATCCGATAGGTTTGAAATTCAGTACAGATGGTGGTAAGACTTTTGTAGCGATGGGGAATATCGTTGAAGATTATATCCCAGATGCTGGAAACATTAATTCTGGAAATATTAACGCAAGTAAATTGGCGGTTGGCGAACTTAGTTTTAAAAGCTTTGAAATAACTATCAACCAAGCAATTTCCAAAGAGGAATTAAATAGATTGAAAGGTGTACTTTGGTAGTGAAATGAACTTACAAAATTTTATCTACATACTATTCGCACTTGTCTGGCTTTCTGGTCTGATCTGGGCTAGTGTGATAGCTTTTAAAAACAAAAAAGGAGAAATAATGAGGTGCGATATATGCGGTAAGAAAATCAAGAAGGGGACTAGCATTGTTTTCTACGAAAACGATAGTGTAATAGCAAACTATCACAGAGGCTGTTACCGTGGTAGTTCATTTTGGAAAGAGCCAAGTAAGCCTCTTAATGTGAATAAAGGACGAATGAACGCAAGAAAATTGACGGCTATCGATTTAAGAAAGGACAAGCGATGATGAATAATGTAAAGCTGGTATGCGCAAATGTAGCGTTTGTATTCTTAGTCCTATTCGTGGTATGCGTCAATTTGAACGCTCGAGTCCGGGTGCTTGAGACGAGCAACAGCGAGCTACAACAAACAATCAAAACGCAAAAGGACGAGCTAGAGAAAATCAAAGAAAAAAACACAATGCAAGACGTGATAATTAATAAATTAAATACTGATTATAACTCACGTATGGCCCAAGAATTACAAGAAATTGCCGATATGAACGGCGTGGGGGGATAACATGATTAGAGCGATAAGGTTTAAAAATGAAAGTAGGTTAGGAGATCCCAGATCCCCGGCTGAAAAGTTGGAGATTTTTATTAATAAAACTTCGTGTGAAGTGCTGAATGTTGTCGTTACTTCGACGACAATATTTGAAAATTCCTCTTACGAGAAAAGAAGCTGGGCTGATGAAATACTTTTGATTTATCGACGGAGGGAAAAAGATGGACTTGAAGAAAGAGTTATTCCAGGAAGCAGATAAGGCGATAGCTGAGTATGATTCTGTTTATGAGTTTTTCAAAAAAGCGAAAAGTCATAATGCTTATCAAGACGGAGCGCGTTATGAAAAATACAAGAAACAAAACAGAATGCCTTCGTCTGCAATCATCGCGAAGTTTGTAGGATTCGTCGAGACTGATCTACTCTACGAGTGCATGAAAGAGTCGCTTGATAAAGTAGGCCCAGGACGGTCTAGCGAGGACGTGGTTGAGCAATTTTATCAAGAGAATCATAGCTATCGACGGAATGAGAAACGCAAGCGAGAACGCCGTTTAAGGCGGAAATTAGAAACGCTGGATTTAATCTTTGAAATGGAAGGGTGGGATTAAATGCTTTTTGGTGAAGTGCTAAAGAACAAAACAAAGGAGAACGCAGATAATACCCTAAAGAACTACCGCGTACTTTTAAGGATAGCCGGTGAAGAATACAGTCCGAAAGTAACAGCTACTTACTCCCTGGAACCGAAGAGCGTCCCAAGTTCCCCCAGTCGTCAAATTGAACAAATGGTTATAAGACGGGTAAGCGCCCAGCAAGAATTGGAGCTTATGGCATCAGCTATTAACCGGCTGTCTGATCTCAACCTATCGCAGATTTTGATTGAACGATATTGTCGGGTACGATTTAGACAAGACAAGGCTATTTATCCAAGTCTAGGATATTCGGAAAGTGAATACTATAGATTGCTGGATCGGGCTTTATTAGAGTTCGCAGAGGCTTATAAAGCAGGGGAATTGCTAGAGTATAGATTTCTGGGAGACAATTGAAAGAAAGTAGGGAGTAAAAGCGCTGTATTAGGTGGTATTATAGTATTATCCAATGAAGTAGGAAGGACCTGCGCCATTTGGTTGTCTCCTTATAGTAGGTTGCTGGGTAACTCAACGGTAGAGTGGCGGACTATTAACTGTAAATGCGGGTTCGATTCCCGTCCCAGCTATAAAAAGCACCGCAAAAAATAGAAAAATGAAAGTGACCGATGATGTAAGTTTGGTGCTACTTACTAGGCCCCTTGAATTATTTTGTCAACGAGGACAAAGTAGAACCATATAACCCGAGAAGCGCGCATCGTCAAGGTGCGCTCTTTTTGGTGCTTGGAGTAAAAATGAAAATAGAAAAGATCAATATTTCAGAAATAACTGAATATGAGAACAATGCGAAGCTACACCCTCGCGAACAGATCGAGCAGATCAAGAAATCAATCAAGGAATTTGGGAATAACGACCCGATAGCGATTGACGAGAACAACGTTATTATTGAGGGCCACGGACGCTACAAGGCTTTGCAAGAGTTAGGCTTTGATGAGGTGGAAGTGATTCGTCTATCTCACATGGATGATGAACAGAAACGCGCTTACATCCTCGCTCATAATAAATTGACTATGAACTCTGGGTTTGACATTGAGCTTTTGAACTCGGAACTTGAAAGTATCGTAAATATCGACATGGAAGATTTCGGGTTTGACTACTACGAGCCAGAGTCCGAAGTTGAAGAGGACGACTTTGAAGTTGAAGAAACCAAGGAACCAATCGCGAAGTTGGGCGATATCTACCAGCTCGGACGGCACCGTCTTATGTGTGGCGATTCCACTGATCCAGACCAGCTTGCCAAATTGGTAGACGGACAACAGATTGACTTGATTGTTACTGACCCACCATATAATGTAGCCTATGAAGGTGGAACCGAGGAGGCTCTCACGATCATGAACGACAGCATGGATAATGAGTCGTTTAGAAAGTTCTTAAGAGACGCGTTCTTTGCTGCAGATACCGTTCTACGTGAAGGGGGGGCATTTTACATCTGGCACGCAGATTCAGAGGGTTACAATTTTAGAGGTGCCTGCTCTGATATTGGTTGGACAGTACGACAATGTTTAATCTGGAATAAGAACACATTGGTTTTAGGCCGTCAAGATTATCAGTGGAAACATGAGCCTTGCTTGTATGGCTGGAAAGAGGGCGCAGCACATTATTTTGTAAATGACCGTTCTTTGACTACTATCATTGAGGACGTGGAAGAGTTGAATAAAATGACGAAGGCAGAGCTTGTCGAGTACATTGAGCGTATGCAGGCCAACTCACCAACCACTATCATAAACGAGAATAAACCGACAAGAAATGGCTTGCACCCTACCATGAAGCCGTTGAAACTGATTGAACGGCTGGTTCGGAACTCTAGTAAGAAAGGTTGGAACGTGCTAGATAGTTTTAACGGCTCTGGCTCAACTATGATTGTTTGTGAAGATTTGGGTCGTAACTATTTTGGTATGGAGTTAGACCCACGGTATGTGGACGCTACAATTCAACGCTGGGAAGAGCACACAGGACAGACGGCTGTTAAGTTGAATTAAGAACATTATTTGAAAGGGAAGTGAGGCGATTGGCAAATGAAGAAAACTTAATCCCGTTTAATGAGCGAAGCGTGAGCGAAACGAGAGAGCTTGGGAGAAAAGGCGGCATCGCTTCGGGAAAAACAAGACGAAAAAAAGCGAATATGAAAAAGACGCTTGAAGCTCTACTTGTATCCAAAGTTTCAAACCCTCAGCTCTCTAGAGTATTGAAAGACATGGGTTTTGAGGACGACTACGAGTCAGCGCTCCTTTTGGTGACAATGCAGAAAGCACTGAAGGGTAGCTCGCGTCATATGGAGCTGATATCTAAGATAGCGAACAGCGAAGGTGCCAAGGATACGCTCGATAAGAAAGAACAGAAAGCGCGTATCAAGTCGCTTGAACTTGAAAACAAACGTAAGGCCCAAGCGTTAGACGAGGCGGGAGGTGGTGCTGATGAGTCAATCCTCATCATCGACGATATCCCGAACGATTAAACCAACGATAAAACTTAGTAAAGAGATCAATCCTAAATTTTATAAAGTATGGCGGTCAGCAAAGCCTTATAACATCTTGAAGGGTGGCCGTAACTCTTTTAAATCCTCAGTCATTGTTCTCCTGCTCGTCTTTATGATGATTAAAGCAATAACACAAGGGCAATGCGTAGAGATTATTATTGTCCGGAAAGTTGGTAACACAATCTTTGATAGTGTCTACAAGAAGATAATCTGGGCGCTTGATAAGTTTGGTATGGCTAGCCAGTTCAAACGGACTAAAAGCCCTTATAAGATCATACATAGACGGACGGGTTCGACGTTCCACTTCTACGGCCAGGACGATTTCCAGAAGCTGAAATCTAATGAGGTCGGAAAGGTTATTGCGGTATGGTACGAGGAAGCGGCAGAGTTTGCTGATTCGGAAGAGTTCGACCAGTCAAACAGTACATTCATGCGTCAAAAACACCCGGACTATCCGTTTGTGCAATTCTTTTGGTCGTATAACCCACCGCGTAACCCTTACAACTGGATCAATGAGTGGGTTGATTCGTTACGAACAGCGGACAAGTATTTAATACATGAGTCCAGCTATCTAGATGATGAGCTGGGCTTTGTGACTGAGCAAATGCTGGACGAGATAGAGCGTATCAAAGCAAACGACTACGACTACTACAGGTATTTATATCTGGGAGAACCGGTGGGCCTTGGTACAAACGTGTATAACATGGATTTGTTTAAGCGCGTGGATAAGATTCCAGATGGTGAGCGTGTCATAGGTCAGTTATTCGCAGCAGATACCGGACACCAACAATCGGCCACTACCTGCTTGCACGCGGTTGTTACTAACAGGTCTAATCTCTATCTTGTGGATAACTACTACTACAGTCCGGCGGGCAAGGTCAAGAAGAAAGCTCCGAGCGTATTGTCTAAGGAGCTCCATGACTTTGTGATTAAACAAACGCAAAAATATCCGAATGTACCAGTAATCGAAATGACAATAGATAGTGCGGAGGGAGCGTTGAGAAACCAATATTTAGAAGATTTTGGCATTCGCTGGCACCCGGTGGCCAAAAAGAAAAAGATAATAATGACCGAATACGTCCAATCGCTCCTTGCGAATGGTCGTTTTTATTATTTCCCAACCGAGAACAACCTCAAGTATTTTATTGAGGAACACAAGCGTTATCAGTGGGACGAGAAGACGGTCAAGGACGACGACCCGAAAGTTATCAAAGAGGACGATCACACTTGCGACGCGTTCCAGTATATGATCGTAGATAATGCACAACTATTAAGATTAAAAGCCTAAGAAAGGTTTGAAATGAGTATCTTACAATCACTAAGAAATATATTTAAGAGGGGTAAATATGTAATGACAAGCCAATCATTAGGCAATATCACAGAACATCCTAAAATTGCAATTAACAAGGATGAATACGATCGTATTCAGAAGAACTTGAAATACTATCAGAGTAAGTGGGACCCTATCCGGTATCGCAATTCTAATCGAGTGGATAAACAACGGACACGAAATCACTTGCCTATTGCACGCACAGCTTGTAAGAAGATTGCCAGCTTGGTATTTAATGAGCAGGCAGAGATAAGCGTGGCGAATGGAACGACAAACGAGTTCATTCAATCAGTCTTGCTGAACGACCGCTTTAACAAAAACTTTGAGCGATACCTTGAGAGCTGTTTGGCTTTGGGTGGTCTTGCTATGCGTCCATACGTAGACGACGATAAGATCAAGATTTCGTTTGTACAGGCCCCTGTATTTTATCCTTTGCAGTCCAACACGCAGGACGTATCTTCTGCAGCGATTATCAACAAGAGCCAAAAGACAGTAGGCAAAGAAACGATCTACTATACTTTGGTCGAGTTGCATGAGTGGACCAAGGATAAGAAATACACAATCACTAATGAGCTGTACCGTTCGAGCGAAAAGGAGCGCGTTGGTGACCGTGTACCGCTATCCGAGATCTATGAGGACTTGGAGGAAGAAGTAACGCTTGACGGGCTTACACGTCCGTTATTTGCTTATTTGAAACCCCCTGGAATGAACAACAAAGATATTAACAGCCCTTTGGGTTTGTCTATCTTTGACAATGCTAAAAGTACCATTGACTTTATCAATACAACGTATGATGAGTTTAAGTGGGAAGTGCGAATGGGTCAACGGCGCGTATTAGTGCCGGACCAAACCATCCGGATCGGCTTTGACCATCACGGAGAAACTGATCTTGTCACGCGCGAATTTGATCCAGAGCAAAACGTATACGAACAGATTGACGGTGGCAAAGATACACCAATCAATATCACAGACCTCACTACTCCTATCCGTTCGGACGACTATATCAAGGCAATCAACGAGGGCCTTGCGTTGTTTGAGATGCAGGTTGGAGTATCGCCTGGTATGTTTACATTCGATGGTAAGAGTATGAAGACTGCGACCGAGGTTGTATCTGAAAACTCTGACACATACCAGCTAAGAAACAGCATCGTGAGCCTTGTAGATCAGTCTATCAAAGAGCTTGTGATCTCCATTTGTGAGATTGGTAAGTTGTACGGATTGTATAGCGGACCTATCCCAGAGATGGACGATATCACGGTTAACCTTGACGATGGTGTATTTGTTGACAAGAATAACGAGCTGGACTACTACGCTAAAGCCTTGTTAAGTGGCCTTGTCAGCAAGCAGTACGCTATTTCAAAAGCGCTGGGCTTGTCAGATGATGAAGCTAAACAAATGCTTGATGATATCAAAAAAGAAACCGCTGAGAGCATGGAGCTAGAGCGTAGCACCAGCGAAGTTGATATTTATGGAGAGTGAGTAGATGGCGCGTAACAAGTACCCGGTATTATTTAACGAGGAGCAATTAGAGTTACGCGCTTCACAGGTCGGTGATATCTATCATCAAATGGCGCGTGACCTATTCGATGAGGTTATTGATAGGTTGTTAGAGCGTGGGGCTGAGTCTTTGGCTGATAACCCGTATATCTGGCAGTTAGAGCGTATGAGCCAGATGCACATGCTAAATGAGCAGAACCTGGACACAATCGCACGCTACTCTAAAATAGGCCGTGAACAGCTCCGTGAGGTCATTGAAGACGAGGGTTTTAAAATCTATCAGACTACCAAAGAACAACTCATAGACGACCTCGGAGGCGGTGATTTTGGCAATTCTAAGCACGCGCAGGAGTTGCTCGCTGGATATTTTGAACAGTCGCACGGTGATATTAGTAACTTGATTAATACCACGCTTCCAGGGATTGTGACAGATGTCTATCGTCAAATGGTCCAGGAAGTGGTGGCCCGTCAAGTGGTCGGACTAGTCACACATGACAAGGCTGTATCTCAGGCAGTCATGAAGTGGCAAGAGATAGGCTTCAAGGGTTTTATTGACCGCGGTGGGCATTATTGGAAAGTGGACAACTACGCGAGAACTGTTATTAAAACTACCGTCATGCGTAGCTATCGGGAGATGCGAACCATGCCAGCGGACGAGCTGGGTATTGATACCTTTTACTACTCGAAGAAAGCGACGGCCCGCGAGGCTTGCGCTCCACTACAGCACCATATAGTAACCTATGGCCCTGCGAGGGAAGAACACGGTATTAGTATTCTATCGCTCGCAGATCATGGCTATGGAACCCCTGGCGGTTGTTTGGGTATTAACTGCGGACACATGCTTACTCCATTTGTCCCTGGCATTAATGAGTTGCCAGAGCTTGGTCCAGACGTTAAGAATATAACGCAGGAAGAAGCTATAAGAAACGCTAATGCTCAGTCTAAACAAAGGGCATACGAGCGAGCTATTCGCAAGTCCAAGGAGAAGTTGCACGTTGCCGAGAAGCTGGGCGACCAAGAGCTTATCAGTAAGTTTAAATCTAAAATCAGAGACCAACAAGCAACCTTGCGGGATTTCATTGCGGACAAACCTTTCTTACATCGTGACTATGCGAGGGAAAGGTATTTCAAACCAAAGGAGGAAACTGAGAATGAATGACGAATTCAGGCGCTCGTTAGAAAGAGTCGTATTTAAAAACAAAAAAACTCTTTTAGATTATCATCGCAACATTGATCGTGCAGCGTTTGATGGATTTAAATTTGGTTTTAAAATGGCAAATGAAAGGATGTTAAAAGATGGAAGATTGGAAGGAACGTTTCAAAATTGAATACTACGAATTGCATGAACGCTTCGGTAAATTAGTAAACATGATTAGTAAATACGAAGAAGGGACACTTGAGTTTAAACCAAACTGCCCTATCGACTTACTAAAAGCGCAGAAGACTGCAATGTATAACTATTTGTGCGTTTTGAACGAACGCGCAATGCTCGAAGGTATCAAATTATAAAAAAGAACCGCAGATCATGCGGTTTTTATTTTGCGCCCATTATCTGGATAAGAGGTGATTTCCTCCTTTTTTCTTACCTCTTGCGGGATCGTTACCCGCTGGGCGCTTTCGTTGACGGACGTAAACCGTCAAAATCGTCTACTGGACGTAAAACAGAAAGGAGTTTTAAACATGAGTTTAAAACGTGAGATGTTAGTTGATGCAGGTATTGAAGACAAGGACACAATTGAGCGCATTATGGCAGCGTACGGGTCAGCAATCAAGGAAGCCAAGTCAGAAGTACAGGCAGAAAACGACAGCTTGAAGACACAACTTGAACAACGTGACCAAGCTATCAAAGACTTACAAGCTAAAGAGGGAGCTAGTGAAGAAGCCAAGAAACAACTGGAAGATTTACAGGCTCAATTTGAAAGCTACAAGACGGATAGTGAAGCGAACCTTGCACAAGTCAAGAAAACCAACGCGGTTGCATTGGCTTTGAAAGACGTGGGAGCGCATAACTCCGAGGACCTTATGAAGTTTATTGATCTTGACAAGATTGAGCTTGCTGAAGATGGCAAACCAAAACTAGAAGAAACTATCAGCGGTCTAAAGGAATCAAGCCCTTACCTTTTTATTCAAAAGGAAGAACCACAGGAACCACAGCCAAAGTTCGCAGTTGGTGGCAATCCGTCCGCTGGTGGTGATGATAACCTCAGCGCGGAAGAAAAAGCTCTATTTGCTGGCTTTGACAGCATTTAATAACTAAAGAAAGTAGGATAAGCCTATATGACTATTAATTACGCATCTAAATTTGACGTTAAAGTAGATGAGCGCTTTGCTAAAGAAGCCCTTTCTGCTGGGATCATCAACCAGGATTTCGATTTCACTGGTGTAGATACCGTTAAAGTGTACTCAATCCCAACAACAGCAATGAACGACTACGCCCTTACTGGTAACACCCGTTACGGTACGGCTGCTGAATTGGAAAACAATGTGCAAACATTGACACTTACCAAAGACCGTTCATTCACGTTCACGATCGACAAACGCTCAGTACAAGACACGTTGGGAACTTTGGAAGCAGGTAAGGCTCTTGCCCGTCAATTGGTAGAAGTTGTTATCCCAGAAGTTGATAAGTACCGCTTTGCCAAAGTCGTTGCTGGTGCTGATACAGATCACGTTAAAACCGGCGCGGTTACTAAAAACAACGCGTATGAAGCAGTCCTTGACGGTCAAGTGAAATTGACTGACGCGCTTGTGCCGGAAGAAGGACGCAAACTCCACGTATCTCCTGAGTTTTATAAACTCATCAAACTTGATCCATCGTTCGTTAAGAACTCTGACCTCGGTCAAGAAGTATCGTTCAAGGGTCAAGTTGGAGCTATCGACGGTTTGCCTGTTATCTTGACTCCAACTTCACGCCTGCCAGAAAACGTAGCATTTGTTATTGCGCACCCTATCGCAACTACTTCTCCTGTTAAACTAGAAGACTACAAGATCCACGATAACCCACCAGGAATCAACGGCTACCTTGTAGAAGGTCGTATCCGTTACGATGCCTTTGTCCTTGACAGCAAGAAGAAAGCGATCTACGTTCACAAAACAGCGTAAGGAGTAACAAATGGCAGAAGAAACAAAAACAACTAAAGCAGAAGCAGTAACTGAACAGGCTGCGACAGTTTTGGTAAAGGACGATGTAACCTTTACCATCACTGATCCCAATCTAGTATCTGCTTTTTTGACTAGCGGTTACGAGATCAAGGAGTAACGAATGGCGAAATACAAAGCTACTTGTAACTTTTTAATCGAATCAACAGATCAAAACTTTGACGAGGGCACGGTCTACGAGTTGACGACTGCAGCAGCAGAAGAAATCAACAAAAAAACAAACCTCGCGTTTGGTGAGGAATGGTTGGAGCTTGTCGCAGACAGCGAAACCGTAGCTCAAGAGGTGACCTCTGAATAGGAGGTATCATGGCATACTTAACAATCGACGAATACCATGAGTTAGGTTTTGATAGTACTTGTGAATTTGAAGAATTGCTGAAACGGGCCGAGCTTGCTATTAATCTCTTTATCCGGCATTATTATGACTTCCACGAATTTGACAAGGATCATAAATTCCGTAAGAAAGCAGTTAAAATTGCCACGGCTTACCAGATCCAGTATTTGGACAGTACGGGCATTTTAACGGCCGAGGATAAGCAGACAATATCAAGTACCACACTAGGACGTACATCGGTGTCCTACGGCTCAAATAATGGCTCTAGAGCGTCCGAAACAGCGTCGGGGTATAATCTATCACTTGATGCTTTTAACGCTCTTAAATCGGCTGGATTTCTGTATAGCGGGGTGGATTATGGTCGTTATTGACAAACGGACATTGGTTGATTCGGTAACGATAGCGAAGCCGACAGGTAAAAAAGACGGGTGGGGGAAAGATGAATTCTCCTACCCTATTATTTTAAGCCCGGTACGCTTTGACCGTAACTTTGACGGCCCTGGGTCAGTCAACAACCCGTCCGGACAGAAGAACCCGTCATTTAGAGCGCCTGGTGTTATCTTCGTATACCCTCGCTATTGCAACGTTGAGCTTGATTCGTCATTTCGCAATTCGATTGTAAAAGATGGCGACGATGAATACATCGTAAACAAGATCGTTCCTGTTTACGAACCATTCAACCGCAAAGTCTTTTGCTACGAAATCGAGGTGATGTGATGGGTATCAATGTCACGATTGATTTGAGCGGAGCTACCAAGAAAGTATCGCAAGCGTCAGAACGTAAAGCAAGGTTAGAGATTGCTGACCAAATCTTATCAGATATGGAACCGTATGTTCCGTTATTGAATGACCCGCTACGCACTAGCGGTCATGTTGAAGGCAACGGATCCCGGATTGTCTATAACACACCATACGCACGGGCTCAATTCTACGGTGGTGCTTATAACAAGTACCGTAGTTTTAGCTTTAGCAAGTATACAACCCCTGGAACCGGGAAGCGCTGGGACTTAAAGGCATCAGCTAACCACGGTAACAAGTGGGCAGAAGTTGGATTGAAAGCAATGGGGTTTAATAAATGAAAAATAACAATGACTTTAATGTTGTTTTACGCGATTTTATCAACACCCTCGGTCTACCGCTTGCTTGTGAGCTAGACTTTCTAAGTGAGCTTGACTCTTTAGTCCTTTATCCGTTACCAGGCGGTAAGATTGAGCGTGTATATATGGACGGCTCTAGGGACGTTACTCTAATCTTCGAAATCGCAGTAAAGGTCAAAGATCAATCAACAGCGAGTGAGTGTCTTTGGGAAATCAACAAAGCACTATCCGAGTTTGATCTAGACTTACCAAGTCAAAACAACTCATATATTTTTAATAACTTAACTACAACCCAGCCATCTCTAAACGAACGGGACGAGCAGGGTTTTTATATTTATCTGCAGGATATCACTGCAAACCTAACAATTCTAAATAACAAAGGAGTGTAATATATGGCACGTCAAAAAAACGCCCTACGTGGGCATTTTATCGCACCAGTAACTGATCCAAAAACCGAACCAGAAAAGGCAGCTTATAAAGAGCTTGCTAAATGGATCGAAGAAGTTGAAGATGATACAGATGAAGCTACTACATCTGTTGCCTACTATGACGGCGACGGAACAGAAGAAACTACTGTAACGTCTGTAAAAGGATCATACACATTTAAAGGTACCTATGACAAGGAAGATGAAGCAATGGCTCTTATCGCTGGCTTGAAATACAAGCTGGGTAATGACCGCCTTGTATGGCACAAAGTGGTAGATTCGGACGGTAAGAACCAACACGTCGGAATTGCTACCGTGTCAGCAGTCAAGGCAGGCTCTGGAGCTGCTGCAAACTATGAGGAATTCTCTTGTAAGATCTCTTACAACTCAATTCCGAAAACTACGGCAGTCGTGGGCTAATAGTTAGAAAGTGAAGCGTTCCATTTTGGGACGCTCTTTTTTGTGCATTTAAAGGAGGAAGAACATGCCTATTTCAATCGAATTAAAACGCAATTACATCCCTATCAATATCGGAGAAATCGAGCTCCAGTTTGATACATCACTAGAAAACATTTCACGGCTCGCATCACTCCAGGAAGAGATCACAGAACGCTTTAACAAATACCAGTTAGAGCTGATTGAACGGTCTAATAATGGAGAGTTTGACGATCTCAAAGAGGGAGTTATTAACAAGCAAGTTATTGACGAAGCCTTTGAAATGCAAAAGAAAATGACAGAGATCAAGTATGATGTGTTATTCGGGGACGGTACCTTTGCTAAGCTGTACGAACGCTATCCAGACATTGACGCTTTGGATTCTGCATTTGATGAGGTAGATACCATGCTGGGTGCCGAGCTTGACCGTCTAGGCCAAGAGCGAGCTAAAGCATCGGGAGCGGTAGCTGAGTCGTTCGTCAAAAAAGCAAAAGCGAAGAAAACAAAGAAAACCAGCAAAAAATAAAAGGGGGATAGCTCATGAAATTAAATGAGCCAATACAGGACTCCTTTGAATTAAACGGGCACCACTACGATGTGGACTGCTCCTTTGATCTGGTGCTGGATGTATTTGAGATGTTTGACAATGAAGTCATGAACAATCTTGAGAAGATGCGTACAGCGGTTTTAATGATGACGGACGAAGCCTTGGACGACCCAGAGGATATCGTGGCTGTGTGGGAATATATCGACGAGCATTTTTTGAGAACCAAAAAGAAGCGCGTGGTTTATGATCTGCACGGAAATCCTATGCCGGTAGCCAAGGACGAAGACGAAGACGTTCGTTTGATTGATTTTGAAGTAGACGCGCAAGAGATATACGCGAGCTTCGTGCAAGCGTACAAGATTAACCTCTTTGAAGCACAAGGCCGGCTTACATGGCCCGAATTTATCGCGCTACTAAACGGTATGCCAGAGGGGACGGCTGTATCGCAATTAGTAGAGATACGGTCTTGGAAGCCCTCGAAGCATGATAGTAGCGAGTATAAATCAAAAATGCGCCGGTTACAAAACAAATACAGATTAGATGGAAAGGAGGGAGATGAATAATGGCAGATGGAAAAATTGTAATTGACGTCCAGGTTAACGGCAAGAAGCTCTCGGAGTTATCAAGCGCCTTGAAGCGTTTGGAATCAGAAGCCCGAAGATCGGGCCAAGGTGTCAAAAGCGCTGGAGATGGTATCCAGGCTACTGGTGACAAGGCTCTAAGAGCCGGTCAAGGCTTTAAACGTGCCGGCGACCGTATGGCCGAGGGTGCGAAGCTATCCGAAACCTCAAGCAATGGCTTTCGTCGTGCTGGTGAGAAGATCAAAGAAAGCTCTGATTTAGCTGGGCGCTCTGGTTCTGGTTTTAAACAAGCCGGGGAGAAAGTAAAAGAAAGCTCAGATCTAGCTCAACGGTCGGGTGATGGCTTTAAACAAGCTGCAGAAAAAGTAAAAACATCCGGCAACGAAGCTAAAATAGGCGGAGAGGGCTTTAAGTCAGCAAGTTTTAAAATCAAAGAAGCCGGTGCGCTCTCAAAGTCTGGCGGTGATGCTTTCAAGCAGGCAGCCGAGAAAGTAAGGGAAGCTGGTACAATCAGTAAAACCGGCGGGAATGGTTTTAAAGTAAGCGCTGATCTAGTCCATAGAGCTGGACAAGTCGCATCTCAAAGTGGGGGCGGTTTTGTCAAACTAAAAGACATCATCAAGACCACGGGCGACCAAGCAGAAAAGAGCGCGTCAAAATTTGACAAAATCAAGGACGCAATCAAGAACTTTTCAGTCGGCGCAGTAGCATTTAAAGCTGTAAGCTCTGCTATGGACCTTATAAGCCAGTCAATGGACAAAGCTATTGACCGGTTCGATACCTTGCAACGGTTCCCGAAAGTCATGAAAGCTTTTGGACACTCTTCTAAAGATGTGGCAGCATCTACTAAATTGCTGTCCGAGGGTATTGAGGGGCTACCCACAACACTTGACACGGTTGTAGCAACTACGCAGAAGTTGACCTCAATGACTGGCAACCTCAAGCAGTCTACTAAGTTAACAATCGCCTTAAATAATGCGTTCCTCGCCTCTGGTGCTTCCACGGAAGAAGCATCTCGCGGTTTAACGCAGTATACCCAGATGTTATCATCCGGCAAGGTTGACTTGCAATCATGGAAAACCCTGCAAGAAACCATGTCTTATGCCTTACAAAAAACAGCAGAATCATTCGGTTATGCTGGGGCATCAGCTCAGAATGACCTCTACAAGGCTTTGCAAGATGGCAAGATAACTTTTAGTGATTTTAGTAAGCGTCTGATTGAGTTAAACAAAGGAGTGAACGGATTTGCTGAAATGGCAAAGAAGAACTCCGAGGGTATCAGAACATCGTTTACTAACATTGTTAGTGCGATTGCGAAAGGTATCGCAAATGTCATTACTGAGTTTGACAAGATGAGTAAGGCTGTCACTGGTAAGAGTATTGCCGAGCATTTGAACAGTATCAAAGATGTCATTAATAATACCTTTAATATTATTATCAACGTGATTCGTGGCGCTACTCCAGTTGTTAAATCGCTAGTAAGTGTATTGGGTTTCCTCAAGCCTGTATTAGACCCGCTTATCGCCGTGTTTACCGGAGTTGTAGGTGCGGTCTTGCTCTTTAAAGGTGCAATGCTAGGCCTTGCGATTATAAAGGGAATCGGTAGCCTAATCGGTACGCTTATCACTTCCCTGGTATCTCTAACCAGTACCTCGCTTGTAGCAACAGGAGCTACTACTGGACTGGCCGGGGCTTTAGCTTCTCTTTCATCTGGGGGGGTATTCCTGGTTATTGGAGCTATCGCAGGTCTTGTGTCATGGCTGACACAGGAAAGTGAAGCGACTAAAAAAGCCAAGGCTAAAAATGAAGAGTTTCAACGTTCCCTCGATGATATGCACGAAAGTGTAAGAAAAGGCAATGAAGCCTATAAGGATCGAAGAAATGAAATCCAAGCTACAGCCGAGGATAATGAGCGACTAGTCAGAAAGATCGACGAACTGAACGCAGTTGAGAATAAGACTGCAGCTCAGAAAAAAGAACTCGCTTCGGCTGCCGAAACCCTCAACTCACGTATTGAGGGCCTTAATATCCAGTACGATAAAGCAACCGGCACAATCAATATGACCACGGACGCGATCCGGAAGCAGATTGAGATTGCCAAGGCATCGGCTGAGATTGAGGCTGCCAACGAGAAGATGGTAGAGAACGCTAAGAAGCGCCTTGAAATCAAGGACAAGATGAAGGAACTCGAGAAAGAGTACCAGAACGCTCTTGACAAGACTGAAAAGGTAGAAGAGCTTGGTTTTACTGGTGGGAAACTCCGAGATAGTATCAAGACAGAAGCTAAGAAGAAATACAACGAAGAAGTCAAGAAACTCCAGGACGACATCAAGAAAACCGAGGATTCTGACAACGAATTAACGAATACAATCGTTAAGAACAACGAAGCCAAGGCCAAGTCTACAGAAGATGCGAATGGTCGCGTGATCTACTCATTGAAGACCATGAACGAGGAACAGAAAAAGGCTGTAGAGATGATGCAACAAGAGTTTGCTAATCTCAAAGGTGAAGTTCAGAACGCATTCCAGGCTATCGAGCAACAAACAGCCTTATCTGCAGATCAAATGACCGCTAACTTGCAGAAGAACATCGACGCGGTTGATAAGTGGTCGCAAAACCTTGAAACACTCGCTAAACGTGGACTAGACCAAGGTCTTATCGAGCAAATGCGCCAGGCTGGTCCTAAAATGGCCAACCAAACGCAGGCCCTTGTTGATGCATCAGATGAGCAGTTAGGACGACTCAACGGTAAATGGACCGAGGCAGGAGATAAAGCCAAGGAAGGCTTCCTCCGTGGTATTCGGGCAACGGGTCAAGAGTTACCACCCGAAATTGAGAGCATGGTAACCGCTATCGGTGATGAGTTTAGAAGCGCCCTCGCTGATGCAGGTTTTGAAGTGAAAGGTCGCGAAATTCCTCAAAAGACCGCAGAGGGTATTAGATCTGGAAAAGGCGATGTCCAACAGGCAACATCCGAAGTCACGGAGGCATCTAAGCAAGCGTTTAACAACTTGCCAACAGAAGCCAAGTATAGCGGTTCGCAAGTCAGCGGTGGATATGCCCAAGGTATCACAGAAAACCAGGGAACGGTCCAGGGGGCGGTTGATGGTCTTAAAAATGCCTCTCTAGGCGTTTTAGCTAATTTATTCGGCGAGGGTCAAGTCAAAGGAGCTGAACTTGGTGCTGGTGTCGGTGATGGTGTATTGAGCCGGTCCGATGTCGTACAAGGTGCAGCAAGCACCCTCAAATCAAACGCTACTGCTACAATGGACGGTATGGCCACGGCCGGACAAAATAAAGGGTCTGAATTTGGTGGTGGTATCGCAGCCGGTATTGCTATCGGTCAACAGGTCGCGGTTGGTGCCGCATCGTTCATGAACCTTGCTATTGCTGCTCAGTTCCTCACGATGTCGATGAATGGGCAACAGTACGGCTCACAGTTTGGATCTGGTATTGGCTCTGGTATCACATCGTCACAAGGTATCGCAACTGGTGCATCTAATGCCATGAAGCAGATGATTAATGCATCAGTTAACTCGCTAGGCTCAGACGGACAACGTTTCGGATCACAATTTGGGACTGGTGTGACTAGTGGTATTGCTAGCCAAAATGGCGCAGTACATGGTGCGTCAAATGCCTTGAAGTCATCGGCTCACAGTGGAATGTCTGGCGGATACAACGGTGGATATAGTGCCGGTATGTCAATCGGCGAGGGTATGATGAGCGGTATCTATGCTATGGCTGGATCGGTTGCAGCAGCAGCAGCCAGCATAGCAAGTAGCGCAGTAGCTGCTGCTCGAAGCACCTTGCGGATCAATTCGCCATCGAAAGTTTTTAGAGATCAAGTCGGTCGTGCTATCCCGGAAGGTATGGCAGTAGGTATTGAGAAATACGGCTACTATGTCAATGATTCCATGACTGACTTGGCAAATAAAACCATAGAGTCTGGCAAGAAATACACAGACGGCTTTGGCTTTAATTTGCCAGGACGCGGTGATCTTGTCAGCGGTCTAACTGATACCTTAGCTTCACGCTTTGGTTATTCGGGCGGTGGAATCTCAAACTCAAATGTCACAAACAACTACACGCTAAATGCCAGCGGTACGGCTAACGATAACTTCTTTAGTCCGGAGAATATGCGCCGACTATTGCGCGAACTGGCTTATTACACAAACTTGGAAGGAGGTAGAATGGCATAATGGGAAGTTTTACATTTAACGGTGTATCAAGCACTACTCACGGCTTGCGAGTGACTAATGACTATGTTATTAACTCAACCGGTAATGATGTTGAAACAGTAGCGGTTCCCGGTCGCGATGGTGATCTATTGATCTCTAAGAATCGTCTTAAATCAGTGACACTAGAACTGCCTTGTACCGTCCTTTCAACACGTAATCTCACGGACGCAGGCAGTGAAATTAGTAACTGGCTCAATGTGGACGGCTACAAAGACTTGACTCTATCCTGGGACCCAGATTTTATCTACCGTTCAGCATTTATTGAGACGTTCGAGATTGCTGGGCTTATGCGCCAGTTTGGCAAGGTCAAACTGAACTTCTTGACCTATCCAGTCAAATTCTACAAGCAGGGCCGTTCTACTCAAACCTTATCTAATGGTACTACAGTAAACGGCATCGGAAATATCAATGCAAAACCAATCATCACGCTTGTCGGGTCTGGTGATTGTACTCTTACTATTAATGGCCGTAAGACTAAGTTAAAGGCAGTACAGAATAGGATCACTCTTGATATGCAAGCAAACCAAGTATACTCTGACAACTTGCAAGCCTGGGACAAAGTGGTGAGAAGCCCGCAATTCCAGATGCCTTATTTAGACGCTGGACGGAATTTGATTAGTTGGGACGGCAATTTCACAGTGTCCATGATTCCAAACTGGGGGGTTAAGCTATGAGGCCTATACTATACAACGCAAACGAGACAGCGTTTGAAACCTACGGTTTGGGAGAGATTGACGCAACAAAGGCACAAGTCACACGGGAACGAAACGGGAATTATACTCTTTATATCGAGTACCCGGCTAGTGGCCCGCTTGCTGGTACGTTTAAAAACGATATGCGGATCAAGTCTGATGCTGGTTTACGAACCAAAAATCAGACTTTCTTTATTTCTCGTATCGTCAAAGACAGCACAGGAATTTTAAAAATCTATGCTAAACATATCAGCCACTTAACCGAAACAATGGCTATTAGAAATAATACCGTTGTATCCGGAACTGCTCCGGCAGCCCTATCTATCTGGGCTTCTAACTGTCTGGGCGGTATTCGTTTTGATGTATGGTCTGATATTGAGTTATCGTCCAAAACTAGCTGGGATATTGCTAACTTTAAAACAGCGCGTGATGCTCTTGGTGGGGTTTCTGGATCAATACTTGATGTTTGGGGCGGTGAGTATGAATTTGACAATACCACTATCAGACTCCATAAACAATTAGGACGCAAAAGCCCTATTGTTTTAGAATACGGTCGAAATATCTTGCGCGCAGAAGATGACCAAGATATTGAGAGTGCTTATACCAGCGTCTATCCTTACGCTACGTATACACCGGAAACTCAAGGGACTGGTGATGGTGCGGTCAGCACTCAACAGGTAACGGTTGAACTGCCAGAGAAATACGTAGACGGTCCTTATATTGGCTTATACAATGAGCGACGGGTTTTGATCGTTGACTTCTCGTCTAACTTTAAAGATAAGGAAGTGCCAACGATTGACAAATTGCGTAAGCTAGCCAAAGATTACGCAATCAATAACCGTCTAGGGCTTCCAAAGATCAATACAAAGATCGAGTATGTAGACTTATCAAAGACACTTAATTATAAACTTACTCAGATCTTGGAAGAGGCAGAACTATGCGACATCGTGCCAATCTACTATCCAGAGATCGGGCTTACCAGCGAAGATGCGAAACTGACAACTATTGTTTATGATGTACTTTTAGATCAGAATGACAGCGTAGAGATTGGTGTTATCGGTGACGGCTTCAAATCTTCCATGACTAGCAACCTATCCGGTAAGATCGACGACCTGGCCAGCAACCAACAACGGCTGGTAAATACCTTGCCAGACTATCTTCTAAACGCTCAAGGGAATAAAGTCTGGTATAACCACCCAGACGACAAAGAACACAAGATCGGTGACATCTGGTTTGAAAAGAACGGTCTCTATGACCGTATGTATGTCTGGAACGGCTCTATGTGGGAAAAGCGCATTGATACAGAAGATGTCGATAACGTGAAGAAAGAAGTCAATAGACAGCTAGAAGAAACCCAACTTAACATAGCCCAAGCCATCACAGAAGCGAACGAAAAAGCTCAAGAAGCACTTGAAAAAGCTGGTACACTCCCTGACACAAGCAAGCTATCGGACCAGATCAAACAACAGATTTTAAGTAGCCCAGACTTGCAGAATAAGGTAACCGAGGGTGTCAAGAGCGTTGACGGTGACACGATCTATAGTAAGATTGTGTCCAAAGTGTCCCAACAGTTTGCAACCAAAGGCGAATTTGAAAACATTGATCGTGTGCAAAACAGCATGGGTCGAGATTTAATTGGTCTGTCTAAACAGATCGCAACTCAAACCGTCGAATTTAACAAACTAACCGAATCTAACAAGGTTTTTGAGCGTATCCTTGGTACATCTGAAACAGACGCACCAGACAAGCTCTCACGGCTTGTCATGTCGAGCGAGATATTCCAGACAGAGGTCGGGAAATATTCGACTAGTGGTGGACCGAATATGCTCCGAAATTCCCGCGCTGATGACGGCTTGAAATATTGGACTGAAGCTAATGGACGGTTGACCTTCACAGCTCACCATTTTTACCTAAACGGTCAGAAGCGAATGTTTTCTCTAAGACCAGGGGCATTTGTCCACAGTCCGCGATTTATCATCAAACAAAATACAAATTATATGCTTAATTTGATAGCTTTTGATGCTAACACAGCACACTTTAAAATTGCATTCTGTAAACGTAGAAAAGGATCGACGAATGACTTCGACGAAATGCAAATAATCTTTGACAAGACTGGTTCTCCTGCATTTAACTCAGGCAGAGCCGTCAAGAAGTCATTTAGCTTTAACACAGGAACATTTGATGAAGGTTATCTGTTATTTAATTATCAGGGGAATACTAACGGCTGGTCTGGTCTATTTATGACAGAGCTGGACTTTTACGAAGGTTCAGCAGATCGCTTATGGCAGCCGAGCCCGGACGACAGCGCGGAGCCGATTGAAGCAGTACGGACTCAAGTCACACAGCTTGCGGGAACGTATTCGATCAAGAATATCAATAGTGCGGGCGATATATTGGGCCAGCTCAATCTCAACAAAGACGGATCAATCAAGCTGAATGAAGCACTCATCGCGATTGGTGAGAAAACCTACGTCAAAGACGGGGTTATAAAAAAGGCGATGATTGGAAATGGTCAGATCGGAACGGCCCATATTGGAGAGATTGACGCAAACATAGCAAGACTTATCAACGTATCGGCAAAGAACATTGTATCAGATGGGCTTACAGCTAATATTATTCGCGGTGGTGTTTTAGCCTCAAAGAATGGAAAGTTAAAATTTGACCTTGACAATAGCGCGTTAGAGTCAACATCTGACGAGTCAGTCGTAAAAAGAATAGGTTCGGGAGCTAATTTTCCAACTCAATTTTTGAAATTTAGCAAAGGTTGGGTACAAGGTCGCTCACAACCGGTCGGAATGACGATTCTGGGATCGAACCGATACGGAGACGGCCGGTCTGAAGATGGAAATTCTGGTGGCTTCACTGGTATTCGAATCTGGAGTGGATCAAATGCCGAAGGCTACGCAGACTCGGTCGACGTTGTGGGAGATGAAATTGTTTTGTGTGATTCTCCTTTTCAAAACCGCAATGGGTGGCTTATGAAAACGACTTATTCGGACACGTCGTTGTTTGCTATAACAAACAAGAGAAATTCGCGGATTTACGCCGGAGACTTTCTGTTTGAAAAAGCTGGCGGAGGAAACGCAAGTTTACGCCAGATCCTTTGGCAAATCGGGGATAATATTGCTCAGTTATATAAGTTCCGCGCACAAAATAACGAAGGGACTCCCGGTTGGAATGACACTAACAAATGGGGGTGGAGTTAACATGGACACAGTAAATAAAATTATAAATGAGATCTCGCAAAATCTCGCAAATGCTATCGTTGAGGCTACAAAATATACGGTCTTATACGAGGAAGCAAACGAGGAAAAAAAACGCGTAAACGAGCTATTAACCAAGTTTAATGACGTTTTAGACAGTGACCAAGCACTTAAAGAGTTGTTTGACGAAACAGCTCGAAAACTAGAAGGACAAGAGGATAAATAATTATGGAATTTAAAATCATTAACAAATATTTGCAAGAAGAAAACCGCACTTTCGTATCAATCCGTTCAAACAATCCTTATACAGCGTTTGAACGCGTATTGATCGGGGACCGTACCAATGAATCAGATGACGCGCTGATCCAAGCCGTACTTGGCCAAGTAACGACCGAGCTAAACCCAGCAGAGGGTGTGAAGAAATTGCAAGAAGATTTGCACACTCAAGCCCAAGACTATGAAGCGAAACTCGCGAAGAAAGACGAAGAAATTCAAAAAGTGAAAGACGTGGCAGAATGGAGCGTACTCGCTCGCGTAACTGATATCGATAACCCGCTTGATCCGACAGTCTTTAAGCGTGGGCTTGAATTGGTGAATCTTGGAAAAGTTGGCGAAACCTATCCAGCACAAGCGATTTTCGCAATCGAAGATCCAAACCATATCGAGAAGTTCAGCGAAGGTAAGCGCGTTATGATCCAAGTGAACCAACCATTTACTTATCAAGGCGAAACACTTGAGCAGTTGGAATCATTAAATCAAAACGGCAAGATTGGTATCTGGAAATGGACAGAGCCAAAACAAGAAGAGCCAAAACCAGTGGGAGAGCTTGAAACTCAACCCGTCCAGTAAGCGAGTAGCTTGACAGGAGGGAGGGTGATTAATGGATCAAAAACCAGACGGAATTTTTGGGATTATTGAAATAGTCCGTGATTTCTACGATCACGGGATTGATGAACACATGATCGTGTTTGTCTTGATGGTTGTTGTTGCTTTGGATATCGTTTTAGGGGTATCCAGAGCGTGGGCTTATCATGAGTTTTCGAGCCGAAAATGGAGAAAAGGGCTAGTCAGTCACACAGCTATGATTTTAATTGTCGCGATGGGCTATCCGTTCGCGCTATATATGAATCTTGGACCCGTGATTGATACCTTTATCGTTGCGATGATGGCAGCATACGGCTCAAGTATTTTGGCCAGTCTTTCGGCGCTGGGGGTAGAAATTCCCGGCCTCGATCACTTTATTAAGCAAAATATCGATCATGAAAAATTTCAACTCAAGGACGGCTTGAAAGAGCCTAAAAAATTGATAAAGAAGAAAGAGGACAAATAGCATGAATCAAATCACAAGCATTATCACATCATCAGCAATGAGCATTTTAGTGGTATTAACAGGTATCGTGGTTCAAGCGATCAAAAAATACTTGCTCATGCGTGGTGGTAAGAAAGCAATCGAGATCGTTGAGATCTTGGCGAAGAACGCAGTCAACGCTACAGAGCAAGTCGCGGACAAATTGGATATCCACGGAAAAGACAAACTCGAACACGCCAAAACTAGCTTGATCGAGGGTCTTGAATCTCAAAATATCCACTTGACAAATCAAGAACTCAATACCTTTATCGAGGCAGCAGTTAAACGCGCTAACGAAGAATGGAAGAAATAGAGAGGTCGAACATGAGTGTACAACAATCAATTGTAACCGGTTTTACTAGTCGTCGTGGGCTGATTACCTATTCAATGTTCGGAAGCCGTAACGGTTCAGATGGTACCGGTGACTGTTCGGGTATCATGTCGCAAGTTTTAAAGGAAGCCGGAATCAAAATCATCGGCTTACCGTCAACTGTCACGCTTGGCCAGCAACTCGCAAACAACGGCTTCTATCGTATCAGTCGTAACCAACCGTGGGACGCTCAACCGGCCGATATCGTCTTGATGAGCTGGGGCGCTGATATGTCCACTTCTGGGGGTGCTGGTGGTCACGTCGGAGCGATGATCGACGATACATACTTTATCTCTTGCGACTACTCGACTCAAGGGGCAGTCGGACAAGCGATTAATACCTATCCTTGGAACGACTACTACGGCTGGAATAAACCAGCTTATATTGAGGTTTGGCGATATGCTGACACAGCGCCTCAAACCAACAACCAAGCAAACACAGCCGTACAGCCAAAAGACAAAGCCTTTTACCAAGCGAACGAGGTTAAGTATGTCAACGGTATGTGGCAGATCAAATGTGACTATCTCGCTCCCGTTGGCTTCGATTGGACAGAGAACGGTATTCCCGTGTCTATGGTAAATTGGGTCGATAAAGACGGAAATAACTTGCCAGACGGCGCAGATCAAGACTTCAAATCTGGTATGTTTTTCAGCTTTGAACTCGATGAAGTTAATATCTCAGACACTGGCAAGGGTGGATATTACGGAGGTTACTACTGGCGCCTCTTTGAGTTCGGTCAATTCGGTCCAGTTTGGCTGTCATGCTGGGACAAAGATGATTTAGTCAACTATTACGAGTAAAGGGGTGATTGAATGAATCGCTCAAACTGTACCAACTTAAAGCAGTTCGAGGGCGGTCGAGTTGTCAAACAAGGCGACTCGGCCTCCCTTTTTGGTTTTGCATTATATGACGAGAGATGGGCGCCGATTGATCTCGACGGGCAGGAAGCTACAGTTCACTTTACGAGCAAGAAGGGCAAAGCGTCATTTAGTACGACCGTCCAAGGCTCAAAGGTATTGTTTAAGATTCCCAAAGTCCTTCCCGTCGATAGCTATCTCGTCGAGGTGGTGGCTGGTGGGTATGTCTTCCCAAGTGACCAAAATGTCCGGGTCGATGTGATCCAGTCAGCGGACGAGTACACAAGTGAGCAAGTACTTGAGCTTGTTAAAAACGACGTCAAGGCAGAGATCGGGAAGTTTATCGAAGCGCACAAAGAGAGCGGGATCACGGAAGAATTACCGGATCTGACGACTCTCTATAATTTGGCTAAAATTTAATAAGAGGATAAAAAATGAGTTTAAACACAGAAAAATTAACACAATTCGCGCAAGCAGTCGGTGCTGATGTCAAGGATATCAAAACACAACTCGCTAACAAAGCAGAAAAGAGCGAAGTCGGTCAAGGCGGGATCACACAACAACAACTAGACACAGCGATTCAAGGCGTGAAAACCGCTATTCTTGGCGAAGGCGTTCCGGAAGAATTGGATACACTCAAAGAAATCGCAGAAAAGATCCAAGCGGGCGGAAGCTCAGACAGCGCAATAGTGTCTAAAATGACAGAGCTTGGTCAGAAATTCACCGACTTGGAAAATACTGACTTCGTACAAATCTATACAACGGCTAAAAATACCCTCTAAGGAGGTGCTGAATGGATAAATTAAAGAAAGCTATAGAATCCATTGGTCGTGATATTGGGACGCTTCAAGCTAATCAAGGCGGAGCGTTGCAAACTTCCAAAGCTTATGAGTTGTTTCCAACGTATGCCACGTTACAAGCGCAGATGACCACGAATATCAAGGAGAAGCACGTAGACCTCGGTCTGGACGCTCTCATTGATACCAAGCTACAAAATGGCGGTGATCCGTTTGTTACGCAATCAAAACTCCCAACGATTGACACAAGCCAGCTTGCAAGCAAAAACGATCTGGAAGAATTGAAGCGCTCAGTCGGTTCTGGTTCTGGTGGCTCTAGTAACGAGCTAAAAGGCCAAGGCTTTCCATACGCTCTTGACGCTGATATCGGTACAACCTATATTGACACAACCGCTAAAAACGGGGCGTTTAAATGGATAAAGAAACGTGCTGGTGTTGGTCGTGATAACTGGGTTATTTTGGCTGGTGACACTGGTAAAGTGCGAGCAAGAAATATAAATTCTGCTCTCGGTGCGTCATACATGGAATTTAGACGTATTAACTCAACCGTAGAAATTAATTTTGGCGGTCTATCGTGGGGCTGGTTTGGAATTAGACGAAGAAATAGTCCTGGATACGTCCCCCAAGGCTCTGACCGTGAGCGAAATGTTGTAATCTTAAATGTTCAAGGAATACCAGTAGGATTTCGTCCACTTGGGTCAAAAATCGGTATGATTACGAATGACAAAGGTCAACGTTTGGGCACTTGGTATCTAGGCGGGCCGGGCGATGGAAATCAATTTTGCTTGCAATTTGATGACCCAGTACCAACGGACAGAGACATCGGGGATATTCGCTTTTCCAGCGTGGTATATGTCACGGAAGATCCGTGGCCTGAGACTCTATAATAAGACACAACCCTCCCAAAATGGGAGGGTTTTTTTATTGTGTTTATAACGGCAATTTTCCAGATTGTCTATTTAAACGAAAATTAACAAATTTACTTTCTTTGTTTGAAATGTTGGTGGTCTTATTGATCATCAGTGTACTCTTATTGCTCTTTGTGCCGAATTTGACCAAGCAAAAAGACTCTGTGAAAGAGACAGGTAATACAGCCGTTGTCAAGGTGGTCGAAAGCCAGGCTGAATTGTATGAGCTCAATCATACCAATGACCAAGCCACTCTATCAAAGCTAATTGCTGATGGAAATATTACCAACAAACAAGCAGAATCTTATCGTGCCTATTATGCGAAAAATAGTGGAGAAACTCGTGCGGTTGCAGATTAA